CCAACTCTGAACGCAGGAATCAATCCCTCGTCTAGCCACTTGTAAACAGTGTCTCTGCCGACGTGTAGAAGATCCGCTGCTTCGTTGCCTGTGTACACTAACGTCATTGCATCTCCTTTCTGTGCCTTAACAAGACACAAACATCATAAAAAAATTTCTTCAAACTGCTCGCCGCTAAGATGATACCTGTTCTTAATGAACAGCATTTCTGATCTGGAAAATTCTGCGCCTTCCCAGTTATTTATCTTGGCATTAAGCCTTGATAAACTAAGCCCCATCGCATCAGCCAGAACCTGCTGACTTCCGTCATATGCGACTATCAAACCCTTTAAGATCTGACTCTTCATCTACTCTCCTTTCTGCTTTCTGAAAGCACCTGTCACATAAATAGTGCCGTCGTCTTTCAGCCATGCGTTAATATATTTTCTGTGTCTATAAACGTAACTTGCCGCCTCATCCTCGCTTGCGCCAACGTAACCGTTTTCTTCGTGCAGAATCGTGTATTCCTTTTTATATTCGCCCTTGCCGTCATATCTAAACATAAATGATTCGTAAGGTATACTTAACTCTTGGTATAAATTCAAGAAATTTCTTGCATCCGCCTTAGTCTTAATCATTCCGCATCTCCTTTTCTTATTAACTGCTACAGCAGGCTAACAATTAAGGCCCACTGTAGCAACCAATCCGACAAGATTGTGTCTTTTAAGGACACCCTTAATATATCACCACCAGATAGCCTTGTCAAGACACTTTTTATTGTTTTTTTGGTTTTATGTCTTATAATTAAACTATAGGAGGAATGGCGCAATGAAGATGGGCGAAAAGATAAAGGCTCTGCGTAAGCAGAATGGACTCACTATGGAAGAGCTTGCTCGTATGTTAGGGCTGCAAAAGTCTGCCATTAACAAGTACGAACATGGCACAGTCGTTAATATTAAAATGGAGACGCTTAACAAGATGGCTGAAATCTTCGGCGTTGCTCCTTCTGACCTTATGGACGATGTAGCAGACGACTACTTCTCCAGTGTGGCTCAGTATGTTCGTGAGCTTGAGATACATGAAGAAATGAGAAAAGCATTGTGGCTAGACGAAGTGATCGACAACTACAAGTACACAGATACAGAAATTGATATGGTAATCGGTTACGCCAGACTCGTTGCAGGTAAAAAATAATGGCGACTAATTTTGAAATGAACGGCCACGAATACTACCGCATAAAGCGTGTAGTGGATCACGATGCCAAAGGCAAACCGATATACAAGCAGTTTTATGGCAGGACTCAAGGCGAAGCAAAAAAGAAATACAAAGCCTTCCTAGAAGCAAAAGTCAGAGCTGAATACGAGCGACTGGATGCCATCGAAAACGAGCAGCGCAGAACAGTCGGAGATCTAATGCAGGAGTACGCAGACGAGATCCTGGAGAACGACTCGACCAAAGCACCAGGCACGAGGAAGCTCTACATCAGATCGTATGTGAATCACCTTAAAGGCTCAGAGCTTATGCTGATCCCAATTAATGATCTGAAAGCTGCAGCCATACAGAAGCACTACAACAAACTTAAGGTTTCAGAGTCAGCACTTAAACATACACACAAATTCTTCTCAGCATTCATGAAGTGGGCTGTGGCCTGTGGATACTGCACAAATGTCCTGGACGCCGTCACGCTCCCCCAGAAGAGAAAAAATACACGAAGCGATGAAATCATCGTCTGGACTGATGAAGAGCTTGAGATGATAGAACAGAAGCTCTCAGCGCATAGATATTATCCTTGCATACTACTTGCCTTATATGCAGGCCTTAGAGCATCTGAAGTGTTGGGATTGCAGTGGTCAGATATCGACTTTGATAACGATGTGATACACGTTGTTAGGCAGGCTTCCAGAGAAGGAATCAAAGAACCAAAAGGCGGCAGTAGGCGTGACATACCAATGCACCCCAAAATAAAAGAAGCTCTACAGAATGTAGAGCGAAGAAGCGAGTACATATTCGTTACGCAGTCTGGCAGTTTGATAGAGTATCATAACTTCAAACATGGACTCGAAAGTGCCTACAGAGCCAATGGTATTCCTAAAAAGAAATTCCACGCATACAGAGCGACATTTGCAACAAAGCTCTGCCAGAAAGGTGTAAGGCTTGAGATAACCTCTAAGCTATGCGGTCACAGCAGTGTTGCTGTCACAGCTAAATATTACAGATCGATAAGCAGGTCCGAAGAAGCGGACGCAATCAACTTAATATAAAAACGAAAAAACCAGGGTAGTGCACGTCCCTGGTTTTCTCTTTACCTTTTGATGCAATAATCTTATAGCGAAAAGATTAAGTACAGATGCCCTACGCTCGTCATCGCCGAGGAATTGATAGCGATCAGCCCTGTCACACGCTGCTTACGGAGTCATCGCATAGGTTGCGTCTGTATCGTAACTATGTACATTTAGATTATAACATAAAAAATTAACACTTTTTTAACACCTTCTGTTGAAAACTCTTGACGACTCTTGACGACTCTTGACGACTCTTGACGAGTAAGAAAAGTAAAAGACCGTTGAAATTTCAATGTTTCCAACGGTCCTAAATGTGCATTTTGCGTGCAACGAGGGACTTAAACCCCTAACCTATTGATTTTAACTTTTCTAGTAATTGCAATGGTTTTAGGCCGCGCCGCTTCATATTAACACTTTATTAACACTTTCTGCGAAAAATTCTACAAATCCGTCTCGCAGTCTGTAGCTTCCTTCTAGCTGTACATCTTCACCTTCCTGTACATTGTCGTGAGTGATGGCAGGAACGATCCAATCCTCGGTTAATAGTAGCATTGCGCTAAAGCCCTTGTCAAACTTATTACATCTTATTATACGTCCTTCTATAGTCATATCGTTCACCTCTTGCTGTATATTATCATTGTGGCAGTATTTAGTCAGTCCCTTTAGAAGAACATATGTTTACATTTCGATGTATCTGTGAAGATCATCAACGTCGGACTCGTTGAATGTGAGCTTGCCGACGATAGGAACATCGACTGTCATCTTGCCGTATCGGTTCGCACTACGCTTCAGATTGTTCATCATAAGGTCTACATCAAACATTCCGTCGTCGTCTACGATACCCATTGCTTTAGCCAGTGCGTTTTCGTTGAGTGCATTAACGATATATTCCAGTCGTGAAGCGGCGATACCAACGCCTGCGCCCAGGAGCCACTTGCCTGTTGTCGGCAAATTGTTGATAACTTCATTCTCTGCATACTGAATTATGCCATTAATCAGCCTGTTAGAATCGACTTTCATTTGATCACCCCTTAAGCTCCTGCAGCAGCATTAGGCGCAGTCCAAGAATTGTACTGTGGCATAGGCTGAGGACATACATTTCCGATAGGCACTACTGTCTTGGTCAGACTGTTAAGTACACCAACCTGGTTCTGCAGTACAGCTATTGCGCTGTTGCTTGTAGCATTGTAGACAGCCTGTGTAGCATTAATCTCTGACTGTGATCTCTGATCTGCATTGACTCTGGTCATGATTCTTTCGTAGACATCAGCGATCTTGTTCTCAGTGTTCTGTTCTGACTTGAGCAATGCGATCTCTGAGTCCTTGGCTGAAATAGTCTGAACGTAGTCCAGTTCGTCTTTACTTACAAATCTGCCACCTTCCGAACCATTGCCACCGAACATTCCGAGAAGCCCACTGCTGCCAAGCGCACCAAGCCCAGTGCCGATAGCACCCAGTGTAACCGCCAGGTTACCTTTTCCATTACTTGAGTATTCCATAGTTATTCTCCTTTCCATTATTATGGTTACTCAAATTATGCAATAAAAAAAGAGAGCCAACCTATCGATTAACTCTCTAAAAACTGTCACTTAATTCTCATCCATCCAATCTTCCTTAGCTGACTTTCTTCTCTTCGGCAACTTATCCGAATATGGTTGGACTTCGTCGTAACGCTGTTTTAATCTTGCGACGATGCGATTCACAGTGCTTTCGCTAATGTTAAACTCTTGAGCTTGCTGTGTAATGCTGTAACCCATAATCCTTGTTCGCAGGATCTCACGCTCGATACCATGAAGCATCGCCAGTTTGCAAAACTCACAATAAATTATTTCGTTCCAATTTACCTGGTGTGCGATAATCTCATTCCTCTCTTGTATCTAACTCTTTGGCTTTGTTGAACAACTTCTCGCCGTAGTGGTTGCCGCCCATCGCAAGGTACGCTTCGCCCATATCGATGAACATATCGTATTCATCTTCTGGTATGTATCCTTGCTTAAGATAGCGTTTGCTTACAAAAATCAATCTATCACGCCCCATCGCCATTGTCAATCGTTCGGCAGGACTCAGTTTGCCTTTACGACTTTTGAGCCAGTCCCAGAAACCTGTGCTTGCGAATACAGATGCACAGGAGCCTAGAATCGATACGATAAGCGGAATCAATATAAACTGCCACATTTCCATTTTATTTCGCTGCCCTGTACACCCTTCTCGTTCCAGACATATTGAAACGTGATTTAGCCTTCTTATGCAGACTCCAGTAGATTCTAGCATAGCCTGCTTCAGCCATCTTGCTACCACCTAAAGCCATCCAGATATGGCCTGTGTGCTTCTTTCTGTTCTTACATACGATTACAATATCGCCAGGCTGAAGGTCTGAATAGCTCTTAGGGTATACTCGCTTCCACAAATCAGACTTCTCAAGATGTCCCCACTGCTCGTCAGCTTTATTGTCGTATCCAAAACCGCCGCCACGAGGGAATTTTGTGTCATATCCTGTAGCTCTGACTACTGTTCCTACGCCAACGTCACAAGATGCTCCGAGTCTAGGCGGCCAACCCCAACCTTTGTAACCAGGATAAACCTTATGCAGTGCAGCCTTGAATTTATCTGTAGGTCTGCCATGCTTGTAAGATGTAGTCCTGCTAGATGTGTCATAATCCCAGGCAAGCTCAATGGCCTTAGCCGCAAGTTTTTCGCCTGTAGTAGAGCTAGGCGTTACTGTCTGTTTTTTTTTAAGGTATGTGTACGCTCTGGTTCTTGTGTACTTAGCGACAACGCCGTCTACCTTGAGTCCTTCTGTTCTCTGGAATGACTTTGTGTACTGTTCAGTCAGATCGCCGAAGTCTCCATCAGTGGTTAGGACAGCTTTTCCCATATACCAATTAATAAACTTCTGCCAGTATTTTACGCTGTCGTTCTTATCGCCCTTCTTGACGTCCTTCTTATTTATTTTGCCATCATACTTGCCTGTAGGCTTTGTCACCTTAGCAACGCCTGCATAGCAGGTCCAGATCTTGGATACAAGGCCCTTCATTGTTGTTTCATAGCAGTAATATCCGTCGTGCTTTCTTGCGCCAGGATCCCTCATATAAAGGTATGTCTTGCCGTTCTGTGTCTTGATGGCCGTTGCTGCAAGGAAGTGTCCCTGTGTTGTCCAAGTTACGCCACCCCTTGTGCCACCCCTAAAGAGAATGATAGCTTTGTGGCCTTTCTTCATAGCCGCAAAAGCACTGGCCATAGTAGAATGTTCCTGCACTTCAACGCAGCTATAAGCATTAAGACAGGCAGGTATTCCTGCGTGTGCCGTTCCCTGGTTACGGATTGCATATCCATGGTTCTTCATCCAAAGTGCTGTTTTCCAAGGCGTGATGGTAGTATCAATATTGTAAATAAGATCCGCACACGATGTTGGTCCGCAACCTGCTGCGGCCATTGTGCTTGAGCCATTGTAGTTTTTCGATCCCCATCTCGAATCGTACTGTCGGAATGTATATGACATTACTCATCATCTCCTTCCTCAACGCACTGATCCTCTTCGAAGAAATCTTCGCCATTGTAGCCTTCTTTTGCTGCAGCCTTCTTCAGTCGCATTTCGCCTGTTGCTTCTGCTGCAGCTTCTGTGTAGTCATTGTTAAAGTATGTGCCACAGAAAACGATTACGAAGTTAAGAGCTATGCTCACCACCTTGTACACAAGATTAACTATATCGTTATCGAATCCTGTTAGGTCTGTCGTCATCAACGCTGTATTAAGGCAGGTTGCAACAACTAACACAGATCTTAGTCTAGTCCCAAAATTCATAGCTTTAGTCCCCTTTCTTTTTTTCAAAGCATAACAAAAGGACTAGAGCTTATCGCCCCAGTCCCTTCGCCAGAAAAAATGTTATTACTCTATATAACAAGGAGGTCAATGTCAATTATGTATCTGACATCTGTAATGTAACACACATCATATTTATTCGCTCCCCTACATATTGAGAACCTGTTCTGGATCAACAACCTGTCCGTTGTATGTAACCTTCAGAGTGAATGTTCCGCCACTGTATGCGATAACATCACCCTTTCTAAGCACTCGTCCTTGAGGAACATTGAACGCTGTCATTCCAGTGTAGTAACTCTTGTAGCCGTTGCCATGATCGATGACTACTTGTGCTCCTTTAGTCTTGTATACGCCCACGAATGTGGCCTTGCCGCCGTCGGCTGCTGTGATACCTGCGCCGCTGTCAGTGGCAAATGTTGTGTAGTCACTTCCATTAGTACCGATGTGCTGAACGATCTGCCCTGCATTGTTTTCTGCAGGCCATCCAAATGAACCACTAGAGTAATCGTAAGCCTTGGTCGCACTTGATGCCTTTAAGACAAGCTGCTGATAGTCGTCATCTGTAAGCCCTGCTTCGTACAAGGAAACAAGAGTGTTGAACATTTCAGTCTCGTTGCCCTCAGCAAACGCAACCTGGAATTGTTTAGCAAGCTCACATTTCTTACCGCCATATGTCCCTGCCAGGAATTGATGGCTGATGTCGTCCTGCGTCCAACCCTTAGTCTCTCTGAGATATGTTTCCATTTCATCTCGCTTGTCCCAGGCTTCGTAGCTGTCGTCGCCTACGAGCTTTCTGTAAGCCGAACCAGTCTTGCTTTCCACACTCTTGTCGAATGCTTCAAGGTCACCGCCACAGGCTTCGATTATCTCTCTCATCTCTTTGACTGTTGCGTAGTCGCCATGAGCAACCGCATTTGTAAGATTGATTTTAGCTCCGTCGCTATATGTCTTGTCCTTATAAAGTGCGTTGCCTGTTACCGCAGAATTTACCTGCTTCTTGCGTTCGTCACCGCTATAGGCAGCCACCTTGTCCTCTACATACTTTGCACGTTCTTCCTGGAGCTTGGCAGAATACTCTGCGTCGCTGAGCGTGAAGCCATGCTTGTCAAGGAAGTTATCAAATCCGCCGCCTTCCTTGATCGCAAAGAGTCTGAGGAATTTGCCGTTTGACTTGTTAGCTCCGTCGATGCTTCGTGTGTAAGGTGCAACATACTCACCAGTTTCACCTGCAGCTTCAAGCAGTTTGAGCATATCGCTGTCGCCACCCTTTTCTGCTGCAAGTGGATTGATCTGAATGCCAAAGAAATTGAGCGTTGAATTTACGTCTCTCGCAAAATTCTTGATTGGGATTCCAGTAACATATCCAATGCCTTG